ACTAAACAATAGACTATCAAATCTAAGAGAAGCAACGAACTCGCAGAACGCAACTAATAGACATACACACGATCTGGTTGGTATTCGCATAAGAGACTATGATAAGATTCGTAAGAGAAAAGGTTATCAGGGTCTGAGAACACGAACCACTGGACGCAAACCCTATGTAGTGCTGTTTCGCAATAAGTTCATATCAGCACACGAAACACTAGAAGAAGCGAGAGCTGTTCGTCAGAAAGTAATAGACGAATACTGGGATGCGTAAGGTCTGTTGATAAGCTTGTGAATAACTTTGTATGAAATGTGAATAACTTGCCCGTGCGAGACCGGTTGAATAAACCACACGATAAACCCTATTGAATCCTCTCTATTGATCGTAAATATCTATTATTCTCCGTGGGTTTCATGGGTCTTTGTGCGAACGCGGCGATTTTGTCAAGAGGAAATCACAGGTATTTAGAGATATTCCCAGGGCCCCAGTGGTCTGACCAATTTGCTGAAATTCTTGTGAAATCACCCGAAACCTGTTAGTATAGTAAATAGAGACTTGAAAAATCCACCTAGCGGACAACTTTTTTATGATTTTAAAGCACCTCCTAGCGTCTAAGCAGGCCCATGGTTTTGCAGGTGCGAAGACGAAACGTAAGTCATTGATTTTAAAAGACTATTTCCCAGGTGCCTCGAGGTCAGCACCCGACGCTAAGTGCTTGATTTTAAAGAGATTTTTGACCCCCAAACTGGCTATAGAATCCCCACGAATCACTGAAATCACTAGTAAAAAGATCAATGAAATCAATGGGTTACGAATGCCCTTGTCAGAGGTGGTCATTCCTGATATACTAGCTGTATTGAAAGTGAGATTTGGATAGATTAACTGACTAGATATTAAATCAACTGAATATCAGATAACACTAATATTGTGACTGAATGAGAATAACTCTCAACTGGATCTGATAACTGGATTATCTAACTGGCTCCAAATCTCTTATCATTTTACTAACAAAAGGAAACACATGAAACCTACTCTTAAACAACCTATTGACATCTCTAGTTACACGGGTGTCATCACGAAACTTGCTCCGCAGAGTCGCAAGAGTCATCAAGACACGACTGTGCGAGCTACTGGTAAAACCTATGATCGTGCACCTTCTTGGAAACGACTGATTAAGGAGAACTCCAAATGAGACTGCTTTTTAGCAATTGGCCTGTGATGGTGTTTTTAGTCATTGTGGTGTCCATGATGGCTGTTGCCGATATGAACTGGCCTACACACATGGGCGAGCAAAACGCAATGATTGACCGTGCGATCTCGGTGGCCCTTCGGTAAACAGTGCAGAGAGGCCACCCCCCTTTTGCGGGTTCCCCTAATGTGGCCAGCATATTCTGGCACAAGGATTTCGGCTTCACACAAAAAAATTCGACGGAAAATTTTATGAAACTAACCCCCCAAACGGAACGCGGGCAGCGTTCCTCATTTGATTTAGACCTTGCGTCTAAATCAAACAACAAAACTTTCCATATCACCTATCGTAATGTTGCTGGTAGTATGAGACAGACCTGGGTTATTGCTACTCAGCACTATGCTGCTATTGAGACCTTTAAAGAGGAATGTGGTCATCTGATGGACCCCGAGCATTCACCTCTCAATATCAAAGAGATGGTTGACGGTGTTGCTGTCAATCGATGGTATATGGAAAATGCTTACAATACATTCCCGGAGAAACGATAATATGGAAACAAAAGGACAACTGGCGAAACTACTCGCTACTGAAGATATTACAGTACGTCATTCTTCACAGGCGGAAACTGCTTCTTTTGATGTCAAGAATCGTGTTCTGACATTACCAGAATGGGATAATATCTCAAAGGATACTCTGGATATGTTGATTGGTCACGAGGTTGGTCATGCTCTTTATACACATTTGACTGACTGGGAAAGTGCTATTGACAGTGGTTATCATAAGGGTATTCTCAATGTGATTGAAGATGCTCGTATTGAGAAGAAGGTCAAACGTCGATATCCTGGTATTGTACGTTCCTTTCTGACTGGTTATAAGGATCTTGTGAATAAGGGATTCTTTGGTAATCTGTCGGATCTTGAGGATAAACGTCTTGTGGATAGACTGAACCTCCACTTCAAACTCGGATGGTCAGTAAATATCCCGTTTGAAAACGAGGAAATGGAGTTCGTTTCTCGTATCGAAGCGTGCGAGTCTTGGGCGGATGTTCTGGCGATTGCCGACGATCTGATGGCGCATTCTGTCAGTGAGGAACTGGATCGTATGGAGGACTTTGAGTTCGGTCACGGTGGTATGGCTGGGAATTCTGATGAGGATACTTCGGAGCATGAGATTCCTGGTATGGATGATGATTCTGATGGCGATGCTGAATTGCCTGACGGCGATGAGAGCTCCAACTCACACTCTGCGGGAAATGATGATATGACCCGTGATGAGATGACGGATGCGTTGGGTGACGATCTTGTGGAAACGCAGGAAGAGTTCGACCAACGTGTGCAGGATATTGTGAATAAGCAGGCAGGTGAGAAAAAATACTTTCGTTTGCCTGAACCTAATCTGAATTCTCTGATTGTCCCTTACAGTGACATTCTGGAGTATGGATCACAGCGAATTGAAAAAGTGATTGCAGAAGGTAAAGAGATTGATCCCGAGTACCGAAGTTATTATCGTTCCTCTGCTCCAGAAAACTTTGCTGAGGCCCCTGGTGAGTTCAATACCTTTCGTAAGCGTTCCATCAAGATTGTGAACTACATGGCGAAGGAGTTTGAACGTAAGAAGGCTGCGAATGAATATCGTAAGGAGTCTGTCAGTAAAACGGGTGTGTTGGATATGACCAAGATTCACCAGTACAAATACAATGATGACCTGTTTCTTCGGAACACGATTCGTCCTGATGGCAAGAATCATGGTATGGTGATGCTCATGGACTGGTCAGGTTCAATGGCGGATAAGATTTTTGATACTGTCAAGCAGACACTCAATATGGTGTGGTTCTGTAAGAAGGTCAATATTCCCTTTGAAGTTTATGCCTTCTCAAACATCTGGGCCAATGAACGTAAGACCAAAAATCTGTTTGTTGAAGAAGGTATGGAGAAAGAGTTTGGTTATGGTTGGGATGAGGAGATGATGACTGACGAGAGGTTGAACTATCGCCTGCGTCTGGAATCAGAGTTTGAAAGTCTCGAGCGATTGGGTAACTGGAAAGTCGAACCCGGTATGGCTCACTTTTCTACCGACAACTCTTTCAATCTGTTGAATATGATAAGCAGTCGTATGTCGGCCAAACAACTGACTGAGGCTTCTCGTCTGCTGTTTACTGCTGGTTACACCATGCGTTATTACAGCAGCAAGTGGGGTCGACTGGATCTTGGTTCAACTCCGTTGTTGCCTGCTGTCGTTGCTATGCATAAAGTGATACCGAACTTTCAGTCACGATATGGTCTGGACAAAACGTCCCTGATGGTTCTGACTGACGGTGATGGTAATATTCGCTTTCATGGTATCGAAGGTGAGACTGCATCATTCTACGGTTACAATATTGGCAACTACATTCTGGAAGATTCCAAAACGAAAAAGGTGTATCAACTTGGCGACTTTATGACTCAAGCAGGTTATGGCTATGATGTTCAGTTACAGGAACGTGCGGTGATGACAATGTTACAAGACAAGTATGATGTCCGTATCGTGGGTCTGCTTCTGTCTTCCATGGATCGTGTCAATCGTAAGACGTTGGAAAAGTATCTTGGTTGGTACAGTTACAATGAGGCGGCTCATGCGGCTGTTCGTAAGGACTCACGCAAGACTGGTGTTGCGACTGTACCGTGTGCTGGATACGATGAGTTCCATATCGTTCCGACGGCCAAACTGAAAGACAAATCTGACAGTCTTGATGCTATCGAAGAGGATATGACTGCTGGTAAGATGAAGCGAATATTCTCAAAGGCACAGGGCAACAAAGTGGGCAATAAAGTCCTTGTAAATCGACTGGTTGATCGCATAGCGTAAGTGGTTGATTTCATTGAACTTTTTTCTCTTTAAAATCAAGGGTTTAGCGTTCGTCGCACCGCACGCAAAAACTCTTGTAAATCAACCACTTAGCGTGAGGTCGATACTACGTTCTAAGTGGTTGATTTTAAAGAGATTTTTGACCCCCAAACTGGCTATAACTGGCGATCAAGTGATGAAAAATGGGCGAAAAAAAGTGTTTAAAATCAAGGGGTTACGCGGGCCCTTTACAGGGGTCTAGAGACCTGATATACTAGCCACTAGTTAATGAGAAATTCAACAACGGAGACAGATATGTCAAAATACGGTTACATCGAAAAAGACGGAGTTTGGGCAGGAGAGTATATGTCTAACAGCTATGGAATGTTCAGTGAAAGTGGTGATATCCTTATTGAGGGTATCGTGCTTGAGGCAAAAAAGTACAACCACTCTTGGAATGTTGTCTTTGACCGACTTCGGGTTTTGAGTAAAAACAGAAAATATGGTGAGGCAACCGACACGATGGTTCGTGAGGCAGTATTTGATGCTGTCGGTTACTCTAACGATACACCCTTCTATATATAGGAGACAATATGTCAACTTTAAACACATTCAACAGCCATCTTGATAAACCCAGCTACACGGGTCCCTACTACTTTTATCTGGTAGACTTTCAAGATATTCACAACGGTAAAACGTATTTCCGTATTATCGATGCTGGTGTCAATATGACCCATAAAGAACGTATGGCTCACTTTGACCACGATATCAACGGTAACTGGGCGGCAAATGGTTTTGACCCTCAGTACGAGGTCACGGCATACGAGATCGACATGGACGGTGGTGAGATGCTTGAGAATGGCATCACTTCCCATGTGTTCCATGAGACCTACTGGGATCGTGCGATACAGGGTGCCGTATGATTAGTTACGGTAGAGATGTGGTGGTGAATGTCACCAAACGAAAAGAGACAGAATGCCCGACACGGTCCATTCCGTCATTAGACACTCGGGTTGCTATGGCCCCGAAACAGGAAACGATAAAGTCCACAGCACATACGATTGCACCTGCATACAATAAGGGTGCATATCAAGTAATCAGTAAAGTAAACATTAAAGACATCGGTCGATAAGGAGACCCTATGAAAGCTATTAGTATGAATGCTCGCAAAGTTGAGTTTGTGAATAAAGCACGAGAAATGTTTGGTTTTAATCGAACAACCATTACTCGTCCAGAGGCTCGTTTGGTAAGACAGGAACTCGGACTCAAAAATATTCCGAGTTGGGTGATAAGGATCAAAACGGAAAATCGTGGCGAATATTATCTTCCTAGTGAAGATGGTCGGTACGGTGAATTCACTGAATCCCCTGCACCAGTTGCGGCACCTGAAAGTGCTACTGCTGTTGCAATGGCCCCGTCTGCTATCGGTGTCATGGACCAACAGGACTCTTATGTTCCTGAGAAGTTTGAAGGTTATGTTCCTTGGGGCAACTTCAACACGGTTCGGGATGTCGTAAAGTCTGGCATCTTTTATCCGATGTTTATCACTGGTCTGTCTGGTAACGGTAAGACCCTGATGGTGAAAGAGGTCTGTGCAAAACTCAAACGAGAGTATGTGCGAGCCAACATCACCATCGAAACGGACGAGGATGACCTGATTGGTGGTTTCCGTCTGGTGAATGGTGAGACTGTCTGGCACGATGGTCCTGTGGTGACTGCCATGAAACGTGGTGCGGTTCTTCTCCTTGACGAGATTGACCTTGCATCCAACAAGATCATGGCCCTGCAACCTGTGCTTGAGGGTTCATCTATCTATCTGAAAAAGATTGGTAAGTGGGTTCATCCTGCTCCGGGGTTCACTGTCATTGCGACTGCGAACACCAAGGGTCAGGGTTCAGACGATGGTCGGTTCATCGGGACTAACATCCTGAACGAAGCCTTCCTTGAAAGGTTCCCTGTCACTATCGAACAGTCTTACCCGACTGCCAAGATGGAAACAAAGATGCTCGTAAATGAGTTGGCGAAACATGATAAGGTCGATGGTGAGTTTGTCGATAATCTGGTCAAGTGGGCCGACGTTATTCGCAAGACGTTTAACGAAGGTGGCTGTGACGAGATCATCAGCACTCGTCGGTTGGTTCATATCATCGGTGCCTACAGCATCTTTGATGATAAGATGACTGCCATCCAGTTGACGGTCAATCGGTTCGACACGGAGACCAAGGAGTCCTTTATTGACCTCTATAGCAAAATCGATGCTGGGGTTGATCCTGAGACCTTGACTGGTCAGTCGGAAGATGAAGAGGTGGAAACAGAAGAAGTTCCGTTCTAATGTACATCGAGGTTCGACATCGTTCTGGCAAACACTATGTTATCATCCACCAGGGTGATAGCAAAGTGAATGCTGGGAAAGCAGTTGCTCAGTTTGTGGGCAATGAGGTCGAGGCAAAAAATGTTGCCAAGCAGTTTGCGAGGCAACTAAGTTGCCTTATTCAATACACTAAGGGTGGAGCAGAGATACCATCTACACCACCCGATGGATATGCGGAGTCATAATGAAACGATATTGATTGTCTGGCAGAATAATCCATAGGTCAATCAAACCCAGTTTCGGTTCGTAGCCGTTGCTGGGTTTTTTTGCTTTAGCGGGAGACGTAACGTAAGTGGTTGATATTACTAATAAATAGTAGTATGGAGACACTATACATATGAGCTTTTTTGGACAAGATGGTGCGTATTATGCTGTAGGTGTTGTGGAAGATCGTCACGACCCGGAAAAACTGGGTAGAGTCCGTGTAAGATGGCTCGGAATCCACGATGAGGACAAGCAAAAGATACTAACAAAGGACCTTCCCTGGTCACAAGTCGTTCAACCAACTTCAGGACACAATTTATCAGGTGTTGGAGATAACTCTAACATTATAGAAGGGACTTGGGTCTTTGGTTTAGCAAAAGATACAGACCTATTACAGGATTGGTTTGTAATGGGTATTCTACCTGGTATGAATACTCGTACTGCCTATCGTGGCGGTAAGACATCTGGTGACACTCTTGAAAATTCTACCTTTGGTGCTGTACCTCATGCTCGGGCATGGAACAAAGCAAGAGGTGACTTAAAGAAGATACAGGAGTCCTATGATTCCGACACACCTAACTCCGAACAAACTTACATAGATTATGAAAAGGGATTTTATGACCCTACAACCGATCTAAGAAATGTTCCGTATCCACCATCTACCGCAAGTTATGGCAACCCAACCATCCCACATTCATATACTCCACCAGTTGATGCTCCAGGCGAGATTGTTCTAAACGATCCAGACAAACGCATCAACCGAGTACCCAACCATTCAGATGCTGGTGGTGGCGATCATCCGAATTTGGTCGATCTTGATCCCTTTGATGAGAAGTTGTGGGAATACAATTATAGAAAACCTATTGCATTTGTTAGAGCAACCCATTCGGATGTTCTACATTACCTCTACAAAACTACTCGTCGGATTACGGCCGACCGAAGGTTCTTACCTAGTTGGATTGACTTTGGTACATTCCGTTGGCCAGACAATAACACTTATTACGAACCAGGTCAGGACGAGGAACCAGAAGGTTATAAACACGATAGACGATTCTGGGGTTCTTATGTAGATCGTGATAAAGGCCGTGAAGGTGTTATCTTCTCTACAGGTTATCTTGAACCCGAATACTGGTCAGAGAACCGTGAGTATGCTTCTACAGGTGGAACATACGGTCCTGCATTTCCAGTAACCAGAGATACACCAACATCAGTACCCGCAGCAGATGCTAAATTACTCGGTATAGATCCTCCAGACAATCGTGCAGGTTGGGGTCAGGCATCTGGCGAAGAAGTTGGGTACTGGTCTATGGATGGTGAGGACTATCGTGTTCCTAATCCTAGAGTTCGTTGGGTTCGTAAGATGCATTTGACACCTACAGAACGTCGGACCTGTATGGAATTATTCCAGTCAGGTCATTATGGTACAGGTGTCTATAATATTAGTGATCCGGATGATGGTCGTCAAGATATTCACTGGAAAGATGTAAATGAAGAGGATCTTATAGTTGTACCTACACCAGATACCAATCCGTTGGCAATGGGTGGCATTCCAATTATGAAATGTGACGGCAAAATTGTCGAAACAGCAAAAAGTCTCTGGAATGACGATACGACTTATTTCTCAGATCCTAATTTATCACGAGGCGAACCTGCCAAACCTCTATTACAGGTAGGTGACATCGTTCAGGTGGCTGGTGTGCGGGGTATGCAAGAGATCAATGGACGGATCTTCCGTGTTATCGGTATCAAAGAGACAGAAAGTATGTATGCTGTCGAACTGGGTACGACGGATGGATATGTTTGGTCAGGTCCTGGACTTATTGAATGGGAACCAGTGGAAGAAGGTGTAGATCCTCAGACCCTGTACAATCAATGGATAGAGAATGATGAAGTAAATAAACCAGGTAGAACTTTCCAAGATGCCATTCTAGCATCTGCCGGTTTAGGTAAATATGCAGTCGTAGCAGATGGAGTAAAAAATGAATTGTTCTCGGAATATCTCGGTGGCGGGGTTCTTATTCCACATTATCCGCATTGGTCACTATGTTGGAAGGCCGATATGCGAGAACGTCAAATCAACATCGGGTCACCTGATCCAGAAACTGGCGTCAATGCAATGCACTGGAACCAACCTACTGGTGACTTCAATGCTCGGTACCCATATAACAATGTTTACGAATCTGAATCAGGTCATATTATGGAGTATGACGATACACCAGGGGCAGAACGCATACATCAGATGCATCGTTCCGGCACTCACTACGAGATTGACCACAACGGCACAAGGACAAACTATGTAAAGGGTGACAACTACGACATTCGGTTGCACGACGATTATATGTATGTCAAAGGTAAGGTTGTACACACCTTTGACGATGAGGTAATGATACGATACAACGACCGTGCTGATATATCTGCGGCTTGGAAACTTCAACTATGGTCTGGTGGTGATTTAGACATTCATTCCAAACGCAACATCAATATGAAGGCTGATGGTGACATCAATATGCAGGCCGATGGTCATATCAACCTACATGGCACGACAGTAACACCTGCTCAGGCCGATCCATATCGTGCCGGTTCTCGTAATGCTGGCGAACGATCCAAGATTCGTATGAAGGCAGGTCATATCGAACTAGAAGCTATCGGTGATGAGACTAAACCAAAGCAGTACGGCATATTTGCTCAGTCGAACCAGGCACCTATTGGTATCAAGACACTTATGGAAGGCGATCATGGAAACATTCATATCGCATCGGCATGGGACATGGAACTATTCTCATGGAGACATCAGTATCGTACTGCGGGCAAGATATCTAACCCATCTAACATTTACGATTATGCTATTGACGATATTTACATGGAAGCCGAAGGTGGTAATATTGAGATTACCGTACCAGTTGGTTATCTACATGGTACCATTCAGCAAGAGATTGACCTAAAGAGTTGTTCGGACGATATTCGGTTACAGGCAGTGGCCGCAGATATCAATCTATTGGCCCAGACAGATGTACATATAACTGCCACTGTAAATAATGTCGATATTCACGCCGGAAACAATATCAATGCGAAGGCTGATGTTGATGTTACGATTGAAGGTGTAGATGATATTGAGATGCAAGCAGGTGATGACTTTAGAGCAAAAGCAACTGGCGATATGATGTTTTCTGCTGTTGAGGAAATTCGTGTTGATGCCACAAAAGATTTGCATCTAAAGACGGGTGAAGATTTATTCATGTCTTCCGTGGCTGCAATGGAACTAGATGCTGGTGGAGTTATGAGAATGGAATCTGGTTCAACTGCAAGTATCAAAGCAGCAACAGCTGTTATTGGTGGTGGAACAACCCATATTCCTGGCACATTCTTGACTACTATTGCAGGTACCGCAACACTATCACCATCAGCAGCAACTGCTGCAAGTGCGGCTACTGCTCCTACTGTAGTAACACCAGTAGATGCAGATGCAGCAACATCATCTAAGGAAAGTAAAAAGGCATGGATTCCAGAACTGATTGAACTGCTATCTATTGACTTGCCTAATCCAAGACCTGCAACAGGTACTAGTGTAACACAACTTGCACTAAACACAAACAATGTTGCAGAAGGTATCGGTGGAGAGAACATTCGTAACCTTCATGATACTATTGAAAACTTACAGAAGGGTCTAAGTGCTTATGTCACAAAGAAACTCCCTTCAACTGACGCAAAGAAAACATACGAGATGGATCAAAGTGAAATGGTAAGAACTGGTGGCTTTACTTATGAACTAGAGAAACCGTGGGCTGGTTATGACGACCATAACTGGACTATCGCACCTCTAGGTTTAGAGAATGCCGTTAGATACCCATCAGTTGGTCCTCCATGTTAAGGAGAAAAAAATGATACAAGGTTTGATTGAGAAAGTGAGAGAAAGAGAATTAAGTTTGGGTGCCCTTATGGTACTCATCGGTGTACTAGTCTGGATTATTCCAGTAAAACTAGTTTTAACATTATTTGTCATTTATGGTTTAGTATTAATCTTCTGGAAAAGAGAAGATAAAGTAAGAGATGTTCACCATCATCATCACCATAACGGCAATGGTAAGAAGAAGGTGAAAAGGAAAAATGGCTAGTCCACATGAATTAGACGATAATACTAGATTTGCTATGCCAGTGAGAAATCTAATCTCACTGATTGTTGCAGTTGCTCTAGGTGTTTGGGCATACTTTGGTGTTATTGAAAGATTGAATAAGATTGAAACACAAATAGTATTGATTGACTCTGACTTGGTAAAAAATACAGAGTTTAGAATCAAATGGCCGAGAGGCGACTTAGGATCGCTCCCGACAGATGCCGAGCAGTTTATGCTGATTGAGCATTTGGCAGGAGAATTTGAAAAACTACAAGATGAAATTGATACTGGTAAGGCACCTCACGACCAACAGCAAAAACTGACTTTAGAATTCTATGAAAAGCGTATTAGTGCGTTGGAGAAAAAGATAGAAGAAATGCGAGATGAGCACTTTGCCCAAATCACACAACTAAAGGCAAATGGGTCACACGGAGGACATTCAGAATGACTACAACAATAGCCACCATAATGGTTTTGGTATTATACATCAATGATGTGCCAAAAGAATTTATGGGGCACCACGAAGTTAAAGGAAAGTGGGTCGAGATGGGTATGAAGGGTTGCCTACAAATGAAACGAACCCTAAAGAGAAACGGATGGAAAGATTCTTACACAGGTGCAACACGATTTGCTTGCGAGAAGCATGAGGTCGAGATTGGACCGAATTGGGAAAACTTATTAGTGGTTAAGAAGATATTGAGCTTTGAGAAAAAGAAGGAGAAAGTTAAACTATGAAATATATCACTGGTTTAGTGTTACTGTTATTTGCCAGTATGTCTTGGGCAAATTGTACAGGGTGCGGTGAAGATGGGCATCAGATGTGTCCGGTTGAAGATAAGAAACATATCGAAGTTGTATTTGCTGTGTGCGTCTTTGCTGATGGTCAACTAATAGATCATAAGGGTGCTGATAATATGAGTGCCTGTCTAAAAACAAAACGAGAAGTCACAAAGAAATGGCGAAATAGAGCCAAGACGACAAACACAATCGAAGTCAATGGTATCGAATATCAGATTGATGGAGACCACTTGGCGTTTATGTGTGATAAGGTAGATGCTCATGTCCACCATTATGATGATGGCAGTTGGGAGATCGTAGAGATATTGGGGAAACACGGTGGCTAAGCAAATAAAGACTTTATCAGCAAGATTGGAACCAGTAAAAAAGAAAACATCTATCGGTAACTCAGTACGTTCTAGACCCAAAAGTAAACACGCAAAACGAGACTGGAAAAGGTACAGAGGTCAGGGAAAATAGATAAATATTAGAATGGCTCAAGTAGAATACAATGAAGCATTTGACGATGCTCAATCCGTAAACAATAGTCCTAGGAGTACATATCTCTATAAGGATCTTAACCTATTCTTTACTCGTAATCCTGTTACGAGTGATGTGTCTACGGTTACGGATATTCAAAATATTAAACGAGCAGTCAAACATTTGGTTCTATTGAACCCTGGGGAGAAACCATTTCATCCAGAGATTGGTACTGGAATTCGTGATGCCTTATTTGAAAACTTTACCCCACCTATCCGTGAAGCATTGAGAATGAGAATAGAAGAGGTCATTCGGGAATATGAGCCAAGAGTAACTGTAGAAGAAGTTACCTTTAATGATCCGGATAGTCAAAGACTAGATAATAACGAATTACGTTGTTTAGTAAGATTTTCAATAAACAATGTACCTTCAAGCTTAGAAGAAGTTGAAGTAATGCTACAGAGAATACGATAATGGCAGCAGGAATAAACACCAAAGGCAAGATGCAAATCACGGAGTTGGATTTTGATAACATCAAGAACAATCTAAAAACATATCTGAAAGGTCAGACTCAATTTACTGATTATGACTTTGAAGGTTCAGCAATAAACATTCTATTAGATACTCTTGCCTACAATACTCACTATAATGCGTTTCTTGCCAATATGATGGCAAACGAAATGTTCCTAGACACAGCACAAAAGAGAAATTCAGTAACTTCTCATGCTAAGACACTAGGTTACACGACAACATCAGTCAAGGCACCTACTGCATATCTAAAAGTACAGGTCAATGATGCCAGTACACCAAACGTCACGATGCCTGAAGGTTATGCTTTCACTACGACTATCAATGGCGTATCATATCAGTTTGTCAATACGGTAGAGAGGATAATTCAACCATCTGCGGGCATTTATGTCTTTGGTGCTGATTCTGGTATCCCTGTTTATGAAGGTACTTGGACAACAAGTCGTTTCACAGTAAATGTAAGTGACGCAGACCAGAGATTTATTATTCCTAATGACGGAGTAGATATTTCAACCATCAAGGTACAGGTTCAGAATAGTGCCTCTGACACAACCACAACAAATTACACCAAATCAACTTCTCTAGTAGATATCACAAGTACGACTACTGCATTTTTCTGTCAAGAGACTGTAGATGGCGAATGGGAAATCTATTTTGGAGATGGTGTAGTCGGTAAGTCGTTAGTAGACGGCAATATTGTTATCCTCAAATATGTTGTTACAAACGCATCAGATGCGAATGGAGCAGTTTCATTTACGGCCAGTGGATCTATCAGTGGTTTCTCAGATATCTCTGTCACGACGATGACAGCGTCCGCTGGAGGGGCAGATGTAGAGAACCTTGACTCTATTAAATACAACGCACCCTTTAGTTATGCCGCTCAGAACAGAACAGTGACTGCGAAGGACTATGCTGCGATTGTTCCTACTATATATCCTAACGTAGAATCAATTGCTGTATGGGGTGGCGAGTATGCTGACCCGCCAGTCTATGGCAAGGTCTATATTAGTATTCGTCCTAAGGCAGGTAACACACTAACACAGGCAACCAAAACTTCTATTGTAACATCACTAGAGGACTACAATGTTGCATCAGTGACTCCTGAGATTCTTGATCCAGAGACAACCAAGATTATTCCTACTTGTAACTTCAAGTTCAACAACACGGTTACTGCAAAGAGTAAGGAAGATTTGGCAGCACTTATCACGACTGCTATCGGAACATTCTCAGATGATAACTTAGAGAAACACGAAGCAATCTTTAGATATTCACCATTCACCACAATGATTGATGAGGTTGATCCATCTATTCTATCTAACATCACCACTATCAAGATGAGCAAAACATTCTTGCCCACAACAGGTAGTGATACGAAATACACGATTAGTTTTGAGAATCCCATTTACAATCCTCATAGTGGCCACGCCGCATCTACAACAGGCACAAGTGCTGGCGGTGTTGTTTCTTCCACTGGGTTCAAATATACTGGCGACACAAATGTTTATTACTATGAAGATGATGGTAAGGGCAACATAAACGCTTACTATGTTTCTGGTACATCTAAAGTTTATAAGTCTGCTGCAGTCGGTACGATAACATACACGACAGGCAAGATTGAATTGAGTAGTGAGAACATCGCATCAGTAGAAAACTATGACGGTGCAACACAGACACAGATTCGTATCACGGTACAACCAAACTCAAATGATATTGTGCCCGTGAGAAACCAAGTGCTTGAGATTGATACTTTGAATCTATCAGTAACAGGTACGGCAGATAGTATTGCTGCCGGTACATCAGACGGTGGAACACAATACGCTACATCCAGTTCTTATAACTAATGGCAACAATTCACAGTAAAGTCTCTACTCAGGTTGTAGAACAACAGCCTGATTTTGTCAAGTCAGATCATCCTGACTTTCTTGCGTTTCTAAAAGCTTATTATGAGTTTCTGGAATCGGCAGAACTCAAACTAAAAGACTTTGGATCTGTAGACTCTATCATTTATGAGGAAGGGTCTACAACATTTATGACCTACGAAGATGTCAACCGATATCGTCAAGGTTCATCAGACAACATTCTACTGGAAGATTATGATGAGGTTGGTGGCGGTCGTATCAGAAGCATCGGTGCATTTACTAACGGTGAGACTATCACAGGTCAAACATCTAAGGCAACTGCCACTATTAGAACAGAAGATGTCCATGGCAACTCTCGTTTGTTTATCTCAGCTCAGAATAAGTTTCAGTTAGGTGAACAGGTTGTCGGAGCTGATTCTGGTGCAACAGCATACATTGTAAGTTATACTGCTAATCCAGTTCAGAATGTTATGCAACTTCTGGACTATATGGATGTTGACCAGACGATTGATGCTTTTTTTACACAGTTCAAAGAAGCATTTATGCGGACTATTCCAGACAGTCTTGCTACAGGACTCAATAAAAGAAATCTTCTAAAGAATATCAAAGACCTCTATCGTGCCAAAGGTACTAAGAAGGGGCATCAGTTATTCTTTAGAATATTGCTTAATGAAGATGCTGATCTTTACTACCCCACTAAAGATATGTTACGAGTATCAGACGGCACTTGGTCAGATGATACCATTTTGAGAGTTTATGCTAGTAACTCAACCATTCGTATGGAAGATTCGTCAGACTCCACTGGCGAAATCTTCATACTTATGGAAGATGGGTCACAAGTAATTTTAGAGGATAATGTTTCTAGTATTGACGACCTAACAAAGTTAGTAGGTCAAACTATTACACAAAATGCGGTTGTTGACTTTAGTATTTTGTCTGGTGGTGCATATTTCAATCAGGGTTACAGTGTTATCAATAAAGCAACTGCGGTTGTAGATAGTATTTTCCAGTATCAGTTATCAGGTGAGACTATTACTGAGTTTGTATTGAACCCTGGAAGTGTAAACGGCACTTTTGTTTCTGGACACACAATATCTGGTGCCGATAATACAAATGAAAACTTGACCATTAGTGCAAAGTCAGATTCTATCGTTGCTTCGGCCGACACTGGTGCCGCAACTTATCAGACAGGTCAGTATTATTCAACAACAGATGCAGTTACCGTAGTATCAGATACAGGTAACGATGCCTCTGTTGCTATTGAAGCAGTTACTGCTGGGTCTATAGAAAACATTATCGTAGACGCCGGAGGTACTGGGTATGAGATTGGTGACCAGTTAGTTATCAACAATACAAATACAAACGGTGCAGGTCTTGCGGGTGAAGTCTCTATTGTCAACGGTGGTATCATTCCAGAAGATGGTACACTAACTGGCGAGTTTAGAGTTACCCTAGAAGATGGAACAACAGGCGCACCCGGTGAGATACTATTAGAAGAATCGACCTTTACATACGACACCGCATCTGGTGTATTCAATGTCGGTGAAACAATCACAGGTAATACATCGGATGCCACTGGTGTTGTTATCAATGTGCAACTGGATAACAAAACAGTTGTCTATAAGGCAGGCACTGGGTCTTTCACACTAGGCGAAACGATTACTGGTGCAACATCTGCAAAGACGGTTCGCATACTTACCAACACAGTAGATAATCATGTTGCTAATGAAGAAGATCGTGGTATGGAATCTACTGATAGATTTATTCTAGAAGGTGAAACTGTTAGAGGTGATATCTATGACGGTTCTGTTATCGTGCAGGAACGAGCAACAGGCACAAGAGATATTACCGATGTTAGGGTAACTACACTTGGTTACGGTTACACTTCACTACCCACAATCACGATTACATCTACACAAGGTGCTGATGGTTCAGTCAAGGCCAAGGGTACAGGTGTTGGTGATATTGCATCTATCAACATCATCAATCAGGGTACTCATTACACAGACCAAGAGTCATTATTGTTTGATACCACATCTAACTTCTTGACAACCTTGATAAGTGGTGCATTTACACTAGACGAAACTGTTACGGGTTTGGCATCAGGTGCTACGGCACGATTCAAGGCACAAGATAATGGAACTGGTATCATAAAGATGGATCAGTTGAGTGCCACACCTTTCCAAGAAAACGAAGTTATACGAGGCAACACATCAACCAAAACTGCGTTGGTCAATTCATACACCAAGACAAACATTCCAGGCAAGACTGGTACTGTTGTAGACCGTAGTGGTAAGTTCATAAACGAAGATGGGTTTATTTCAGATTCGTCCAAGAGGATTCAAGACAGTTATTATTATCAAGATTATTCTTATGTAGTCAAGACTGCTACATCTATTACCAACTGGCGTGATGACCTATTGTCTACTGTCCACCCGGGCGGTTGGGCAGTATTTGGTCAGGTAGACATTGCAAGTAAACTTACACAACTTGCTAATATCACATCGGTCAGTGGTCTTGGTCCGGCATACAAGATTATCTTTCAGGCGTTGTTTGGTATGCGTTTGGGTACAACTGCTCAATCACCAATCAACCCAGCACCTATGGCAGAGGCAAATGAACCTACTGATAAACAAAGATTGTATGATCCCGCACTGTCAATAACTACAGGTGCGGCATTTACACTGTATGAAACTATTACTGGTAGTGTTTCTGGTGCCACTGGTAAAGTCGCAATAGATGAAACTACCGATGACGGTATGAGGCTTCTTACTTATGTCCCTGTTTCTGGTATCTTCCAAGCAACAGAAACTATTACTGGTGGAGATTCTGGTTCAACCGCAACAGTCAATGCTGTGTATGGTCTACGAGGCAAACGAGATAGAACATTACATATTGCTCCTATTGAGTATACAATACAACCAGGTTACTACACAGGCAAAGGTACTAACGGTTCACGACCAGACTATGGTACACTGGAACGATTTATGTTTGCTGAGAGTATGCAGAAAAGTCAAACATCAACATACACCTTTAGAAGTCACGATGTTTACACTGTCGGATTACCACTATCTACTCTGAATGGTGGTATAAACGATTCAGTAAATACTATTACTGTTGCAGATGGTTCAGTTTAT